CTCCCATATCGATAAACGATAAAGAATACACTTATGAAGATATGACCGAGCAACAGCAGGCAATGGTTAATCACTGTAATGACTTAGACAGAAAAATTAAGTCCACCCAGTTTAACCTTGACCAATTGTCAGTAGGTAAGGATGCATTTATCAGCATGCTAGTTTCCGACATTGAGAAAGAAGAAGCTGAAGAGTAACTATGTTACTAGCCTTTGCGTTGATCGTTACAGTAAACGGTGAGGTTGACGCAAAGGCAACAAGTTACTGGCGCAGTTTAGAAAGATGTAGGTGGTTCGCAGAAGAGCTTACCGCACAAGGCATAAGAAGACGTTACCACACGCCAGTAATGGCTTATTGCATCCCAAAATATGTAAACCCTAATAAGGTTCCAGTACACGATTAAAGGCTCCATAATGGCAACTGTAAAAGAAGCGTTACTTAAACTTGAAGCCCACGAAAGAGAATGTACTGTGCGCTATACCAACATAGAAAGACGCTTAGATTCAGGTAGCGAAAGGTTTAAAAGGTCTGAACTTATGCTATGGGGTATGTACCCACTAATAATTGGGTTGTTTATTGTAGAGAGGTTATAGATGGCGATTTTATCAAGTCTTATCGGCCCAGTTACAGGTCTTCTTGACAAATTCATAGAAGATAAAGATCAGCGCAATGCTTTGGCGCATGAAATTGCAACAATGTCACAGAAATACGCGCAAGAAAGTGTCATGGGGCAGTTAGGTGTCAACAAGGTTGAAGCGGCTCACAAGTCCTTATTCGTAGCCGGATGGCGTCCATTCGTGGGGTGGGTAGCTGGAGTTGGCCTAGCCTATAACGTAATTATTGCTCAAATACTTGGTATCTGGTTTACCGTGCCAGAAGTTGACCCTTCATTATTAACCCCCGTGCTTATGGGCATGTTGGGTATGGGCGCAATGAGGTCTTACGAGAAGGCCAAAGGCGTGCAAAGAGAGAAATAATGCTAGCCGAAATAGCGGCAGCTAATGCTGCATTTCAAGTCATTAAAGGAGCCTTGTCCAACGGCAAAGAGCTTTATGATGTTTCGGCTAAAGCCACGGAATATTTTGACAATAAGTCAGCCATTGTTAAGAAAGCTCAGAAGGGTGGAGGCAAAGAAGAACTCCAGTGCTTTATGGAGCTTGAAAAGATCAAAGAGCAAGAAGAATGGCTCAAAGAGTACATGATCTACGCAGGAAGAGCAGATATGTACAAAGACTGGCTACAATTTCAGTCTAAGTGCAAAAGAAATAGAGAAAGAGCAGAGCGTATACGCAAAAATAAAATAGCAAGTAACATAGCACTTTTTTGGGCTGTATTGCTTTGGGGTACAGGAGGATTAGTTATACTGCCTTTGAGCTTATACATAGCGTTTAAAATATTTGGAGTCATATAGAAATGAAGTACTTTAAAATAGGAGAGTTTGATTGCCAAGAAACTGGCGAAAACGCTATGGACACTGGGTTCCTTAAAGTACTAGAGCATTTGCGTGAGGTCTGTGACTTCCCGTTTATAATTAATAGCGGGTACAGGTCACCTAACCATAGTATAGAAGCTGCAAAGGTTGCGGCAGGTAAAAAATTAGGAACTCATGCACAAGGCATAGCCGCTGATATTAAAGTATCTGGAGGCGCACAACGCATGGCTATCGTCAAACATGCGTCAGCTATGGGAATGTCCGTGGGGGTTGCAAAAACCTTCGTACACGTTGACACTCGTAAGACTGAGCCAATGTGTTGGTGCTACTAGGAAATAATCATGCCACTTAAAAAACTAATACTAAAGCCCGGAATTAACCGCGAGAACACTCGATACACTAGTGAAGGTGGTTGGTACGACTGCGATAAGATACGATTTCGCCAAGGTACGCCGGAAAAGATTGGTGGGTGGCAGCGTATATCAGCTACTACATTCCTAGGTGTATGCCGCTCTTTATGGAACTGGGTTACCCTAGGTAGTCAGAACCTGATCGGCGTAGGCACTAATCTGAAGTTCTATATCGAGAACGGTGGTGCTTACAACGACATCACACCCTTACGTGCTACTGTAACCCTGACTAGCCCGTTTGAGACTACTAGTGGTTCGCCTATAGTAGAGGTTACTGACGCTAGCGGCGGGTACTCTGACGGTGATTTTGTTACCTTTAGTGGTGCAAGTGCTGTAGGTGGCCTCACTCTAAACGCCGAGTATCAGCTAACTGAAACTACTACTGCTAACGTGTATACGGTTGATGCGGGCACTAACGCAAGTTCAAGTGCTACAGGGGGTGGTACGGTAACGGCTGCATATCAGATAAATGTTGGCCCCGCGTTTGTTGTTCCCCTAGTAGGTTGGGGCGCAAGTAGCTGGGGTTCTGGTACGTGGGGCATTGGTACTACCTCTACCGACTCTATACGCCTGTGGAGCCAAGCTAACTTTGGTGAAGACCTTATCTTCGGGCCGCGTAATGGCTCTATATACCTCTGGGATGCCACAAACGGGCTAACCACTAGGGCAGTAGCTCTTACAGGCACGGAAGTACCAACGTCACAAAAACTAATTCTAGTGTCTGACATTAACAGGTTTGTGTTTTGCTTTGGCGCGAATGAGATTTTCTCCGCTACTGTTAACCCTATGCTAGTTCGTTGGTCAGACCAAGAAGATGCTACTAACTGGTCACCTGCGGCAACTAACCAAGCGGGCGACCTTATACTATCTAACGGCACACAGATCGTTGCTGCTAAACAAGCACGTCAAGAAGTACTAGTGTGGACTGACTCTGCCCTATACGCGTTACAGTACGTTGGTGCCCCCGCTGTGTGGACTGCACAGTTAGTCGGTGAGAACATCTCCATTGCTGCACAAAACGCTGTGGCCTACGCTAACGGCGTGGCTTACTGGATGGGTAGGGACAAGTTCTACATGTACGATGGCCGTACTCAACCCTTACAGTGCGACTTACGCAAGTTTATATTCAACGATTTTAATACAGAGCAGTACGAGCAGGTGTTTGCAGGGACTAACGAGTCGTACCACGAGATTTGGTGGTGGTATTGTTCTACAGACTCTAACGTGTCAGACAGGTATGTGGTGTACAACTACCTAGAGAAAGTATGGTACTACGGTACTATGAGTCGTACGGCATGGCTTGATTCGGGGTTAAGAAACTACCCACTAGCTGCTACGTACAGTAACAACTTGGTTAACCACGAGCAGGGTGTTGACGACAACGAAACAGCAGTCACTGCGGCTATACCTGCGTACGTATCCTCTGCACAATTTGATCTGGAAGACGGGCATCAGTTTGCCTTTATCTGGCGCATACTACCGGACATTACGTTTGATGGCTCTGAAGTAGGCTCTCCTATGGCTACCATGACGCTATTGCCCTTACAGAACTCAGGTTCGGGGTATAATGACCCAGCCTCTGTAGGAGGCTCTAATAGTGGGGGTATTACGCGCACTGCTACGTTACCCGTAGAGCAGTTCACAGGGCAGATATTCACACGCGTACGTGGACGCCAGCTTGCTATAAAGGTAGAATCTAGCGAGATTGGAGTTACTTGGCAGTTGGGTAGCCCACGTATAGATATGCGAGCAGACGGGAGACGGTAATGGCTGTAGACAATACTAGGTACAATGTACCTTTTCGTGCGCCAGCTCTGCCTTACCCCCCGCAGGTATACGACCAAGAGTCGTTTGAAGAGTTTAACAAAGTACTACGTATCTACTTTAACCAGTTAGATAACGCACTGAGAAACGCTATGGCAGTTCAAGAACCCTACGAGTTGCAAGTATCTAAAGGCCAGATTGCAGGTGCTACTTCGTTCTATAAGTTCGGATTTAACCCCGACGTTGATGGTGCTGAAGAGACTATATGGAGTACGGGAGGTAATTACCCTTACCTTACATCCGCCTCCACGGTGTATATAAGTAGTTCTAGCACTGCCGATTCTAACGGGGGTACGGGCGCTAATACGGTAACTGTAGAAGGTGTAGATGGTAGTTACAACGCTAAGAGCGTAACTGTGAACATGAACGGCCAGACTCAGGTGCAGGTAGGCGATGCTAGCTCGTGGTTACGTGTTAACAGGGTATTTGTAGCTACCTCTGGTAGTGGAGGTACTGCGGCGGGAGCCATATACGTAGCTAACAGTGGAGTAAGTTCTGGAGTACCCACAGGCGTTACGTATGCGAGCGTTACACAGGGAGACAACCAGTCGCAGATGGCGGTATATACTGTCCCTGCTGGACACACTTTGTACCTAGATGACGTTAGCTTTACCGCTGCGCTGGGCACAGCGTCTAAGAATGTTACAGTTAAATTTGTACTACGTAACTTTGGCACTGACACGTTTAGGACTGGAATTATAGAGACTGTGCAGAGTAACAGCCTGTTAGTCCCTTTTAACTACCCGTTTGCTATACTAGAAAAAACAGATGTTGAGTGCCGTGCATTTTCGGACACTACCAACGTAGAAGTCAGCGCATCCTTCCAAGGCGTGTTAATAGCTAATTAAAGGGCATCTATGAAGACTTACGACAGCAAGAAGAAAAAACTTCCTAGGTACGAAGTACTCATGCGTTTCGCTGAAAACGTAGGTACGGGAGACATCCCTATAAAAGCCGCTATGGTATCCGTAGCGCAAGAATTAGCCATGCCTAACGCTAGTGTTGTGCAATTTGGTAACACAGTATTCGGTGGGCACAGCCGTAAGGGTGGCACTAAGATGATGGGCAGAGTGTTTAACGTGGACACCGCTGAAAACTTTGTCGCTAACATGTTGCAATATGTAGAGTACCTACAAGAAAAAGGTATAACGCATTATGTCGTGCAATTTGATAAATCTTATGGTGAGAAGTTAATGCCCGTACTAAAAGAGCTAAAAGATTTAATTACTCCTGCTGGCGGCAATATCCATGTAGGTATTACCGAAGACGATAAGTACGCGGTGTTCGTGCTAATACCTGAGATGGAGTCTTAGTATGAGTTTTGTAGTAGATGCCATTAAAGACATAGGAAGTTGGATCGACGATGAAATTTGGGAACCCATAAAAGACGTAGGTTCTTGGTTAGACGACGAAATATTTCAGCCTGTTATTAAGACGGTAGAAGATCAGATACAGGCGATCATTGACGACCCTGTAAAAGCCGTACTTAAAGCTGTAGCCGTAGCTACAGGGCAAGCTGCGTGGGCTTTACCTTTAATTGAGGGCGCAGATGCTATAGATGAAGGCGGTAATATTGGCGATGCTTTGAAGGCTGCTGCTGTATCGTATGTGTCTATGCAAGCTGGCGACGTAGCAGGAGAATTTGCAGCGGGAGTTGGGGAGTCAGTAGGTAGCGTAATAACTAATGAAGCCATAAGTACGTTTGTAACCGAAGCAGTTACCGCAGGTACTAGAGAAGCTATCGGAGCAGTTATAACAGGACAAGACCCTCTGGACGCATTTCTGTCTGGGGGTGTGAGTGTAGGTATAGGTAGAGTCCTTGGAGAGGTTAATGACCGTACAGGCGGGGCACTAGACAAACTAGAAGAGTTAGGCGGGTTTAGAGAAGACGACCCTAACACTCCTATAGTCTATGACGAAAATGGTAAGTATGTATCTGGAAACGAATCCCAGTCCGTAGGTAGTATAGTTAGAGATTTAGTGCAGCAGGGTGTTTCTGATCAGCTAGCTACTGGAGAGATTAACGAAAGACGTATGGCGGGCATAATCTCGTCTGCGGTTGTTACCACGCAAGTAGTGTCAGACCTCGTAGGGGACTATGTAGGCGACAAGAACGCTCTGTTTAATACCAAGATGCTGACTGTATCCGTACAAAATGCCCTGAATGTCGCTATGACTGAAGGAGGTGTGTCAGAAGCGTTTATGGGTAGTCTGGCCAGACAGATCGGTGCTGCGAGCGTAAAGGCTATAAACGAGGGTACATTTCAACAAGAGTTTGGAGACGCGTGGGACAGAGTAACGGGTAAGTTTGCAACCTTAAACGATCAAGGGCTATTGGTAGAAGGAGCCGTAGATGCGCATACTGCCGTTGTAGATGAGATAAACGACATTGCCCAACAGATTAAAGAAGGGTCTGAAGAACTGCTTCGCTTAAAAGGTATACCGCAAAAAATCCTACAAGGTTCTGATGGCCCTATGCGTATGTCTAGGATAGAAAGAACTAGGTTAGAACTCGCACAGGATAATGTACTTATCTACGAAGCGAAGTTTCAGGAATTAGTGACTAACGAGCTTGCCCCTAGATTAGAGGTGTTAAACCCTTTATATGACAGCACTGCTGCGGATTACCAAACAGCCGTAGATAATTACACTGAGACTTATGCTACGTTAGCGGAGTCTACTCAAGAACTTAACGGGGCTTTAGCACCTGCGTTTGCCGGTATTAACCAAGCCACAGTTGAAAACATAAGCCCTGATTTTGACGCTGAGTTCTATGCCGAGCAGAACGGTATAACTAAAGAAGAGGCGTACGACCACTATCTAACCGAAGGATTGTTTAGCAACATTCCTGCTAACCCTGCTGAGTTTGCCGCAGAGTACGCTATAGAGCAGTGGGGGCGTATAGCTACGCTTTAGGTAACTTAACATCGACATGACTAAGTTGACTGCGGAACAGATAACGAACTTAAACGACACGTTTGCAAGAAACTATAGCTTACGGGATTTAGACGCTATAGATCAAGGATCAGTAGATCGAAACATGTTAGCGACTTTGGTAACAGACATTAACGGCGGGATTAAAGTAACTGAGGAAACCAATAAACTGCTAAGTGAAGCGGGGCTACCTCCTCAAGAAATAGGAGCTAACGTAACTCTTGAAAGTGTAGAAGCCATTACCAAGTTAGCAGTAGACAAGCAAGAAACTCAAGAGATAAAGAATCCGTACCTGAACGGAGCAACGCTCGTACCTAATGCCCAGACAGGGTTAATGGAATGGAGTGATACTTCCCTCAAGCCTACGTTTAGGTGGAGTGAGCTTAACGGTGCGTTTGTACAAGGCATTAAGCTACCCGATGGGAGCTACCAAAACTATGACATGAAGGGCAATAAGGTCGGTAAGGAGTACATACGTGTTACTTCAGGGGCTGAAACAGACCTAGAATGGTTAGCGAAGAACAACCCCGATGCGTTTGTGAAAACTCTCACGGATATGGACAAAGATCAATGGTTGGGGAACGAGTGGTGGTTACAGGAAGCAAAAGACTCTGTAGCTAAAGGCAAAGAACTTTACGGGGAAGACAGTAAAGCAAACTTGCTTATAGCAAATGCGTGGCTTGGAACCGGACAAGTACTACAGGCCATACAATCTGCCGTCGCTGTAGGGGTAGGAATAAACCCAACGTCTACTCCTTTCTACAAAAGCCTAGACGAAGTTATAAAAATAGCGGAAACGGGCATTCCTAAAGAGACGAAAGAAAATACTGATAAACTATATAAAATGTTAGCTGACGCCGAGCCGGGCGTTTTGGGGGCCGCAGAAGCCCTATTTGGCGCTTTTACAACGTACCCTAGCGAGTTTACAACTCAGATTATCGGCTTAGAAGGCGTACAAGAATTAGTCCCGTTGCTTGCTGCTTTTGCAACGAGGGGGCCGGCGGGCGTAGCGGCAAGATTTGCGGGATACTCTGATAGAGCAGCGGCTGCTATAGCTGCTAGGGCGGGGTTAAGTGCCGCATTGACTACAGATGTAGCTGAAGCCTTTGGTGGTACTTTTAATGGAGCTTATGAAGAGTCCTACGCGGTAGCCCTAAAGTCAGGTATGTCTGAAGAACAAGCAGATACATGGGCTATAGACGCGGCAACCACCTCTGCTACCGCCGCAGCAACTTTCGCGTTAATCTCTGCGGGTGTAGGCGGGCAAGCCTTAGAAAAAATGTACATCTCCGGCGGAGCGGGAGGAAGGTTAGCAGGGTTCTTCGATGATGTAGCTAGACGCATAGAAAATGGCGCTACTGTATTTATTAAAGAAGCTGGAACTGAAACACTAGAAGAAGGTGGAACAGCCGCAGTCTTAGAATCTTTGTTGTTTACGATAGACCCTACTAGAGACGTGTCTGGCAATATAGCAATTAACGGGTTTCTGGGAGGTCTAACCGCAGGGCCAATATCAGGTACCACTGCGTTATTTGCTAGTGACACGGGCAACCCTATTGCTGATGCTGTATTAAAATATAATCCGAAAATTTCTGCATTACTTGGACAAGAAAACCTATCTCAAGAAGCCTTGATGGACGGACTTGAAACCGCTGGTATAAGTGGGGCGTTACAAACTGACTTAATGAACTTCTTGTACGACGAAGTTTACACAAGCACTGCCGAAGCTGTTGATGCACTAGAATCGCTAGGGCTACCTTACACACCTGAAGACGTTACCAATACCACAGGATCAACCCCCGATGCCGACTTAGATGATGAGTTAGCTTCGTACTGGGCAATGGCCTATGGCAATGATAACGACAGTGACGGGGATGGCATACCTAACAACCAAGACCCTAACCCTAGCAGCCCGTATACCGATGCTGAAACGCCCCCCTCTGCTGACCCTGTTGATCCTCAAATAGAAGCAGATAGATTAGCCGCTGAAGCCGAAGCAGATAGGTTAGCCGCTGAAGCACAAGCAGAAGCAGATAGGTTAGCCGCTTTAGCCGCT